TTATGACGCCGGATTCTGCCGCCGCGGGCGCTTGGGGCTTTTCTCGCAATTTGGGCCGGTGAGGCCCGTTTCCTCACGGACTTTCGCAAAATCGCCGGTCCCCAGATCGGCCAAGAAGTCCGGTTGCACGGGGCCTGCAATGGGTTTGCTCTTCGGCTTCCGGCGCCCTGCAGACACCGCGGCGGCAACCTCGGTGTGGACTTTGGCCAGGATCGGGACCGTCGCGTCGGCACCCACCTGGGCCCGTTCGATCTCACTCATGAACATCTTCACCCGGTTCCTGATCCCTTTGCCCTCCGCGTAGTAGTCGTCACCGTGGTGGCGCATGTGGCTCTCGACGCAGGAGTGAAGGTAGATGCACGGGAACTTGCCGAGCTGAGCCGGCTTGCGGCCGTGGGTCTTGATCGTCGTCAGAATGCCCTCCAGCAGCTTCTGGTATCGCTCGGCGGGAAGTTCGACCTTCCGATCGTCCAGCCACTTCGCCGGGAGCGTGAGAGTGGCCTTTACCCGTTCCTGCTGGGTGAACCAGGCGCGGTCGGGCAGCGCTGTGTAAAGCAACGCGCGGACCTGCTTCATCAGATCCTCGAGAACAGCAGCCGGTGCCTTCACAACAGCACTCCTTGCCGGTCGTCGTTGCGGCGCGACTGCATCTTCGATATCCGGCGGAACTCGCGGAAGCCGTGCCGGCGCCGGCTGTGCTTGAAGCGGAGCCACTCTTCCGTCGTGGCCTTGAGGTAATGGCGATAACCCTTCCGGGTGTGGCTGATGGCGAACTCACTAACAAGCCCGGGTACGTCCCCGTCGTCGCGCAGGTGCCGGTCGTTGGCAATGCCGAGGGCGTCGCACAAATCGCGGCCCTTCACCCAGCCGGGCTGGGAGAGAAGCCAGTTCTCGATCTGGGCGACATCGGTGGTCATCTCAGGCCTGCCTGCCTTTCCCAGATTGCCCGCTGGAGCTGGAGGTCGGGCAAGTCGTAAGGATCGCCCCGGAGGTACTTGCCAACCTTCGCGAGCTGCTCGGGGACGTCAACCTGACGCGCGGCTGGATGCGGCGCGCAGATGACATGGTTCGGTGCGATCGCCAGCAGCACGTCTTTGCAGAGCGCGGCATTGGCTTTGCCGAAGAGAATGACGATGTCGGGTTTCTCGTCTCGGCAGCGAGCCAGCATGTGCTCGAGGTCCGGGGGAACGAACGTAGACGCCTTGTCCTCGATAACCTTCGACGCCTCTTCCCAGACGATTTGCCGGCACAGCTCCTCGCCGAATGCTTTTTTCAGTCGGCGGCCTGTGAGGCAGCCCGCGAATAGAGCAAAGACGATGAGTCGGCGGCGATACGACTCACCGTACTTCTCGATAGAGGCCCGGGCTCGATCAGGCTCGTTGAGCCACATATTCTGCAGGAAGGCCAGTATCTTAAGTGGCGGCATCATGCTGCCTCCTTGCCGGGAAATGCCCACTCGACGAGTTGGCCATCGAAGGGTGTCCGCGGTTGGAAGTAGGCGATCATGTCTGCGCCGTGGTCGAAGCCATCGCGACGTGCCAACCCGTTGACCTCATCCCAGTCGAGCTTCTCTTCGCCCAGATACACGTCGAAGCCCTCGAGATCGCCCTCCGCCTCGTCGTATACGCGGTCGATAAGAATGTCAGTGACGGACGTGCAGGTCGTAATGAACAGCTTGCGGCAAGCCTTGGTGCGCATGCCGGTGTAGAGGTATAGAGTGTCTCCGACCTTGAAGCGGTGCCCGGCCCGGATCGAGCAGCGCTTAATGCCCTGCTCAACCTTGTCCACGAAGACTGTAAAATTTATCGACGGCATGCGGTCTCCTTCTGGTTGGGCAATGCAAACATTTCGGCGATCGAATTGACGCGCTCCTCCTGGAGCGATCGGAAGTGGTTAATGCCATCGAGGGCAGGCTCGATCTTGGTCACCTCGACGCCCTTGGTTTCGAGATAGATCACCTGCAGGATCAGCTCGGCCAGGCCGCGATCGGTACGCCGCGTGAGCAGCTTCGCTTCGTCCGAGGTTAGGAAGACGTGCAGGTAGGCGAGCGGCGAATGCCGACGGAAACCTTTCCCGTCGAGGAGCAGCTCCATCATCCCAGCGATCGGCGTTTCCATGTCATCCTCGGTGGCGAGTGCGAAGGCAAAGGCCGCGAGAACGCCAGCGGTCTTCAGGCCGTGCTTTTTCGAGCGACGCAGGATCACCCACTCGATCGGCTTCTCGAAGGCACGGAAGATCTCCAGCGTCTGGCCGACACTCAGCCGGCGCGTGCGCTGGCCATAGCAAAGACCGGCGATTGAGGCGCAGATCGACGCTGTGATGCTGCCATTCTTGAAGCCGTGCTGGATCGTCAACTGGTCTGCGACCGAGCGCGTACGCCCGCGGTCCACCGCGTCCATCGTGGTCATCTCGCTGCCCTCGATCTGGCTCGGGAGCCCGAAGGTCACCATCATTTTGATGGTCTTTCCGCTGAGCTTGATCGCGAGTAGCCGATGCTGGCCATCGATCAACTCGTCCTTGTCGTTGAACGCGACGCCCTGGTGCGTCGGCACCCAAGTGCCGTTGATCATGTCGCGCGCGTAGGCTTGGACCGTGTCGTCGTTGACCGGGCGATTGCGGAAATTGTTATCGAGCCACTTCTTCGCCATCGCCGGTGTGACGTTCATCCACTGCGACTTCACGCCGTCGAGGGTGGCCGCGTCGGCTCCGTTCTTCTCGATCGGCCACGCTTCACCTTCGGCGCGGATCGTGCCACGCTCGCGCCCAAGATCGACCAGACGCTTGATTTCGTCAGCGCCCGCGGCGCCGATCGCAGCCAGGGCTTTCTCTTTCGCCGGCGGAGGCAATAGACGGCGGACCTCGTCGGCGCTGATGCCGACGGCCAGGTTGGCGAGCTGCTTACGCGGTTTGTTGGAGAGCTGTGACAAGGTCTGGTGCATTTTGATCTTTTCCTTTCTGAGAGCGACGAAGCAGGACATCGACGACTTCGCGCGATTTACGGGTTAAGCCGGCAGCCTGATTTTCGCGGGCGAGATCGTTGCGCGTGGCGATCGTCAGGTTCTCCGGCACGAGGTTGTTCCAGTTGCCGTCGATGAAGCGGACAACCTCATCGGAGCGGAGCTTGCGACCATTGGCTTTCTCCCACAGCACGCGGTGCAAGCAGGGGCGTCCTTCTCCCGGCGTCCACGGGCCCATCTGGTAGCCAATGCGCTTCGAGCGGCACCAGAACCAAAGCTTGCCCTCGTAGATCACGCCCTGGCTGCAGACGTCGAGCTTGATGCGCGCGGTCCGCGAGTCGGTGTTGCGGTTCATCTCGAGGCAGATCGCCTGAGCTTTCGAGCTGGCGTAGTCGAACGGCTCGACGTTGTCAGAGAACGGTGTCAGCGGTCGATCATTGGGAGAGTTGAGCCTCGCACGCAGTCGGGTGATGAACTTGCCGCGACGCTCCCATGACCACTTCCGCCATTCCAGCTTCAGCTCCACCGGCACGCGCAGCTTCGTCTCCCGGGCGATGAGCGCGGCCAGTTCCTTCTCGGTGATCGGCTTCGCGGGAATGATCTGACCGTTGGCGTACTTCGGCGGAATCTTCATCGCCGGGGGCCGCACGGTCAGCCCCCGTTTGATGAAGAGTTCATGGACGGATCGACGATTACGACCGTACTTCCGTCCCACAGCCGCCAGTGACATAGGGGTGCAGTAGTCGGCGTGCATCCGTAAAATCTCCGGATCCAGCCGAGCCCGCCTCTTTGCCGCCGACTTCGCGCGTGCAGCGGCGAACTTCGCCTTGAATTGCCGGTGCGCGCGCCTCAGTCCTTCGCTTCTGGTTTTGCTTTTCGCTCTCATGGCAGTCGCGGGTTACTTCTCCACCGGAGCGGCGGCCATGAGCTGCAGGAGTTTTTGCCCCGTCTGGGGCAAAAACTTCGACCGGAGTTGGTCGCTGAGGTCGCTGAGGTCGCTGAGGTCGCGGAGGTCGCGGAGGTCGCGGAGGTCGCGGAGGTCGCGGAGGTCGCTGAGGTCGCTGAGGTCGCTGAGGTCGCGGAGGTCGCGGAGGTCGCGGAGGTCGCGGAGGGCGTCCCAGTACTCGGTTTCTGCGCGGGCGCTCGCTTCGCGAGCGCGCTCAGACAGAGCTGGCCACTGATCGGAATCCACGACGATACCGTCCACGTACTTCTGCATGATCGCGGCGCCCTCGGCCATCAACTCGAGCGTCTCCTTGTTTTTGATGATCTGCAGGTACGGGCTGTCCTCGCCGGCCATGAGCCAAACGTAGAGCTGGTGCGGCACCAGGCTCAGGTCTGCGCCCAGGCGTGGCGCGTTGACAAACCGCAGCGGCCACTCCTTAATGAAGGTCTTGTCGGAGCAGCCCTCGAACACGTTCTCGTTGGCGTAAACCAGCGAGCACGGTATCTCCATCTCGCGGGCGACATGGGAGTGGCTGTAGTGATCGAATGCGCAGGCGACGGCGCAAAACTTGTTGTCGCCGCCGGTCGCGAGCTGGCGAATCTGGTCCAGTTCCTGGTGCTTGCGCACGCGGGCGATGACTTCCTTTTGCAGCTTCGCATCGCCGTGGTAGGCGCGGAGGCCGGTCAGGTTGGGGTTCTTCTTCGGGGCTTCGATGGTGGCTGGCATGGTGTGCTTCCTTTCTGGGTTAGAACGGGCAGTCGGCTGTCGCCGTCTGCTTTGTTGGTGGTGGGGGACGAAGTTCGTATTCGATAGCGCCATCGCGGGTGACGGAGCAGGCAAGAGGGAGAAGAGGCGCCGGCTGGGCCGGCTGCGTGAATTGCTTCCAGCGCATCATTTCCTTGAGAACTTTCGAGGGCAGGCGTTCCCAGTTCCCGACGCGATGCTTGCGGCACAGTGGCGCGGCGATCCGCTCGATGGCTGGGCGCGTGAGGCCTTTCTTCAACAGGGCGAAAACGCAGCGCCGCTGCTCGTCTGCCTCAGCGGCCTGCTCGGGATTCGCGACGGGGATGGCCTCGTTGAGGCTGTCGGGATTGCTCTTGTGCCAGCAAAGCTGGAAGACCGCGGTGAGCTGGGCCTGTGTGCAAAGCGACAGGCGATCGGTCGCGCCCTTCGTCGCCTCGAAGACAAATTCACGACGACGTTTCTCACTCTTATGATCCCAGCCCTGGACCTCGCAGCAGGCCGGCCACCAAATCTTGAAGAACTTCTTACGCTGATTATCGGTCATGTCCGCGTCCTCGTTTCGTGCCGCACCGGGTCGTCGAACCGGGTGTAGGCGGCGTGGAAAAGAATCTCCAAGACGTCGGTCGGGCCGTTGCGCTGCTTCGCCACGTTGAGGCGATACGGGATGATTGGCGTGGGCTGGTCACCCGGTAGCGGCTGCTCCTGCTCCGGGCGATGCAGCAGCATGACGACATCAGCGTCCTGCTCGATGGCGCCGCTCTCGCGCAGGTTGTGCAGCGCCGGCTCGGACTTGCCCTCTTCGCTTTTGCGGTTGAGCTGGGCGAGGATGATGATGGGGATCGACAGCTCCTTCGCGAGCGCCTTGATGCCGCGGGAAATTTCCGCAACCTCGTTTTGTCGATTGTCCTTCGCCTGCTCGGATTCCGATCGGAGAAGCTGTAGGTAATCGACGATGAGCAGCTCGATGCTGTACCGGTCCTTCATCCGGCGGGCTTTCCCGCGGAGCTGGTTGATCGTCAGGAAAGAAGAGTCATCCAGGAAGAGAGGCCACTCCTTCATCTCGCCGGCGACGATGCGAAGCTTCGCCAACTCGTCCGCGGTGAGCGTGCCCGATCGGATTTTGCTCAGGCTCTCGCTGCCGCACGTGGCCAGCAAGCGCAGCATGAGCTGCTCATTGGTCATCTCGAGCGAGAACATCCCGGCGGGATGCCCGGGCTTTACCCAAGTGTCGTTCGCGTCGTCGTAGCGCTGGAGGACCGCGTGCCGCGCAAAGGTCATCGCCAGCGCTGTCTTTCCCTGTCCGGGCCGGGCCGCGACCACGATCATCTCGCCCGGCTTCCAGCCGGCAGTCAGCTCGTCGAGGCGATGGAAGCCTGTCGGGATTCCCTGCAGGTGGCCTTTGCGCGACTGCATCGCGTCAATTAGCCCGAGCGCCTTCTCAATCTCCTCACTGGCCGGCACCGTCGTGTTGGTGAGGCCCATGTTGGTGACGGCGAAGATCGCGGTCTCCGCGCGATCGAGCACCGACGCGACGGAATCGGTGTGCTCGAAGATGTCCTGGACGATCGTGCTGCAGGCCGTGTTCATCGCGCGCAGGAGCGCCTTTGCCTTAACGAATTGGATGTAAGAGCCGACGTTCAGGTGAGTCGCGAAGCCGACGAGCAGTTCGGCGAGGATCCCCGGAGATCCACAGGCTTTCTCCAGTTTGTGATCGGTGAGCCATTCGTGGACGGTCATGACGTCGATCGCAATCTGCTTGTCGCGCATCTCCAGGAGGGCCGCGAAAATCTCTTGGTGCGCGGGGACGAAGAAGTCTTCCTTTCGCAGAGCGACACTCGCGTCGTTAATAACCTCGTATGGCTGCGCCAGCATGCAGCCGAGGACGGCCTTTTCGGAGTCGAATGAGTAGAGGACGCTGACCGACGGCTTCGCTTTCTTGGTGCTTTTTTTATCCGGCATAATCACAGGCGTTCTCCAACGAGGTTGAAGTTGTTTAGGGCGGGCAAGTCGCCCAGGAGGAAATCGGCCATGTCCTGGGAATCGCGAAACAGCCACCCGATCACGGCACGAGGAAGCGGATGCCGGTCCGAGACGATGTCGAGCAACACGATCCAGCCATCGCTGTAGCGGTGGACCGTGCACTCGGAGAGATGGCGCTCACGCAGAACGCGCTTCTCGCCGATCGGCATGATCAGCACCGTGCGGACCAGATCGAGCAGCTCCTCGTTCATCGACCGCCTCCGAGAATGAGCGCGTAGACGAGCAGCGAGCCCAGCGTCAGGCCGGCGAGGACCGCGTCCAGGATTTGGTCGCGAGTAATCACTTTCCCTCCTTCGCCACCTGCTCCCGGTGATTGGCTGCGTACAGGCCGGGGGTGGCCAGTTCATCGTCCTGGATCAGGATCGTGTTGGTTTGCGGCTGGGAGACTGTATGCGCGACGATTTCACTGCCGCGGGCGTCTGGGGCCGGGGAAGCGCCTCTGAGCCAAACCACGATGATCGCGAAGAGGTAAAGAACGATTACCCAGGCGATGAAGTTCTCGATGCGTTCCTGCTGCGGCGTGATCATGCGCCCCTCGCTTTGTCGAGCTGCTCCTGAAGCGCCTTCCGCGGATCGATGGGATTGCGAGGCCGGAACATCGTCTCGACCTCATCAAGAGGCGTGTCCCACAACGCCGAGGCCGCCACGGTCAGCAGGTGGAAGCTCTCGGTACCGGCACCCAGGAAGTAGCCGATGGATTCATCGTCGCGGATCCGCCTGAGGACGTGCTGAATCGCCGCCATGCTTTTCGCAGTGATGTCCTTCTCGGTACCGCACGCATCGCAGAGGAGGTCGGCGCGTGTGCGATCGGCCACGCCGCATTTGACGCAGTTCGTGCTCACGCTGTCTCCTTCGCGGCGGCAACCTCGAAGCTCACTGTCGGCGCGGCCTCGGTGGTTACGAGTTTGATCAGCTTGTTCGCTTCCGGCTTCGGCAGATACTGTGCGGCCTTCGCCTGAAATTCCTCGACCGGGCGGTACGCCGGCACCTGCATGAAGAGCTGCATGAAGCAGCGGCCAGCGAGTTCCTTGATCTTGTCGAAGCCCTTGGCTTCGGGATCGAGTTTAGCTTTCAACTTGCGGCCCGGCTGCGTGACGCAGACCTCGTTGCCGTCGGCGTCTTGGAAACGCCACGACCAGCCGCCGCCATCGGTGTCGCTATGCTCACCGGTGCGGTATGACGCCTCGGCGACGAGCGCGGCTTTATTCTCCTTCATCTCGGCCTCGGCGTCAGCGATGACGCGCTTGAGGTCGATGCAACGGCTGATACGGGTCTGGATTTGGTTCGTGGTCATGGGGTGGCTGTCTCCTGGGGTTGCGCGTCGCCAGGCGCGGCAGGTTGTTCTTCGGGGAGCTGGCTGGCGTCAGCGAAATCGTCGTCGATCATGGGAAAGAAAAGGTCCTCCTCCACTTGGCCCGGGATGTGGCATGCGCAGAAATCGGCGCCCTCGGGCGTCATCTCCGTGCAGCCCAGGGCCTGACAAAAGTGGTAGGGGAAACGCGGCATCAGCACTCCTGGTCGGATTTGTATTTGGTCCACGGCACCCAGCCGGAGCGCGTGTAGAAGCCCCATTCCCGCTCCCTGGGATAGGTTAGGACGAGCGTCACGGCCGGGTTGACCACTTCCAGACGGTGCGGGTGGGGCGACGCGCAAACGCGAAGCGTGCCTGGCGTAATCCATTCGCGGCCGGCCTCGGTGTGCTCCCAGTAACCGCCGTGCAGCATCCACGTGACGAACGTCCAGGGATGATCGTGCAGCTCGCGATCGCGGTCTGAGCGAAGGATGATGTGCAACTTCAGCGAGTAGCCGAGCAGGTCAAAAAACGTGAGCCGCACCAGGTACGGGTTCCCGCAGTCGTCGCGAATGACGCGCACCTTCATGACCACGTCTCCGGGCTCTCGTCCTCGTTCCGCTTGATCATGTGGTGCGCCATAAGGAAGTGGGTCCACGAGACGGGTGCCTCATCTTTGGTCGCCAGTTTCCGCGCATAGCGCAGGCGCTCCGTTACGGCCTTTAGGCGCGTCGTGGTGGCGAGCTGACGCAGCACGTCGTATGGATTGTCGATGACCGCGGGACTACGCTTGGTAGCGGGAACGACCTCCAGCTCGAGCGAGCGGTCCGGGAACTCGAGATGGTTAGCGGTGAGGATCGCCTTCAGATCCGACGGCGTCGGGGAGTTACCGAGATTCAACCGGTGCGTACCGCGGTTGAAGAGCTGCTCCAGCTCGGCGTTCTTCGCGCCCTCGATCTTCTCCAGGAGCAGCTTGGTTCCGCACAACACCATGCCACACCGCGTTTCGTCATACACCTCCCGGATGACTTCGAGCGCCTTGAAGAAGCTCGATTTTTGATAGGTGTAACTGAGCTGGTGCACCTCATCGAGGGCAACGAGCATGTCGCGGGTGATCGCGCGCTTGATGTAGCGACGCAGGTTCACCTCGTTGTTGTTGTCGCTGACGCCGACGGCGGTCGCGATCACGCGGAGCAAGCCGGTCACGCCGGAAGCCGCGGGAATGCGGCAATATACGGAGCGGCCGTGATTGTTGGCGCTGACGTACTGGCGAAGACCCGTGGTCTTGCCGCAGTGGGACGGACCGATGATGAACGCCGGGGTTTGGCTCTCCCGGGCGAGGTCACAGATCGCCGCGATGCGCCGGTAAGTGGGCGTCTCGACGAAGTCGGTCGTGCCGCCAGTGAATCGCTCCGCCTCGAGCTTGAGAAAACTACGGATGGCATCGATCAACTTGCGGGGGACGTCGAGGCGCGTGCCGTCGGGTGCAGTGTACTTGCCTTGGAAAATTTTCCAGACCGTGTTGCTCGAGTAGCCAACGCGCGCGGCGAAATCCTTCTGGTGAACCGGATGCATCGGATCGATGCACCACATGAAGGCTGTGACGAGCGCTTCCTTCCCCTCTGGCGAGCAGTGGGCGATGTTGGCGACGAGCTGGTGCTTCGAGAAGTTCCAGGACGCGCGGACGGTGTCCCCGAGGTTGTGCGCGGGGATCGGTGTGGCGTCGTTCTCCACGGGAGCGTTCTCCGTGGCCGGCAGGATGTCGGTCAGCTCGCTCATTTTGCCACCTCGGTCATCTTGGCCGCCTTGTCCGCCGCCTCCTTGAGTGAGGCCTGGAGCTGCTGGAGTTCCGCCAGCGCCCGCGCGTTTTCCTCGGCCTGCTCACGCATGGCCGTCATCAGTTTCTGCGACGCGCGGTTGAAACTGGCGCGCGCCGTATCCATCTCCTGCAGGGCTTCTTTGATTTTTTGGTTCATAAAAGTTTGGTGGGATCGAGCGGGTCTTCCTCCTCGTTGAAATCCGGCTGCACCGGCCTTTCAGAGGTGATGCACTCAGATAGGACTGGCGCGGCCTCGTGATCGGCGAAGCGGGCCTCGGCCTCGGTCGTGTGGCCGGAGGCGAGCACGTCATTGTTTTGCTTGAGGCGATTGGCCTCGTCGCGGGCGATGTCGGCGTGCCGTTCCTTCAGCGGCTTGGCCAGGTCGCGCAGGCGCTTCTGCTCGAAGGCGAGGTTCTTCTTGGTCTGGTCCTCGTCGGCCCGGTTCGACTTTTCCGCCCGGGGGGCGATGCCCAGGAATGCGCCCTTGCCGGTGTAAATCCAGAGGAGGTGCGGCTGGAAGGGATTGACCACGACGTCGTACTTGTCGCCGGTCAATTCTTCCTGCCGTCCGTCGGGCGTGCAGATCCGCGAGTGGTAACGCAGTTCCTCTGGCGAAACCTCCTGGTCGTCGAACGTGAAGTAGCCGTTGCGGCTCCGACGCTCGGTGGCCAGATCGCGGTAGAGGATCTCGGCGATCATCGCCGTTGACGCCCGGCACACGCCGCCACGCTTCATCGCGAAAACGTCTGACGGGCTGAGCTTCGAGGGCCGGTGCAAAGCCGTGTCCTTTCGGACTTCTTCTCGCAGCCACGCCTGGGTGGAGTCGGGCAGGGCGAGATATTGCTCCTGACTCAGCCATTCCTCGCTCCCGCGATGGAACCGATATTGATCGGTCAGAAACTTCAGCTCGTACCAACCCTCGAGGTTGTGGGTGCGCCGATCGTTGATGAGCTTGATCGTCTCGCCCAGGATCGGGATGAATTCCGTCCAATACTCCTGCAGGGGGAACTTGAGTTGCTTCGCAGCCCAGGGCGAGAGCTGCTTGGCGATCTGCATCAGTTCCTCGTTGGCCTTGAGCAGGCCGGCGAGCTGCTCGGGCCTGCGCGCCACGTCCGGGCCGGTCTGTCCTGGCAGGGCACCGAGCCAGTTGTGCAAAAGGTTGTGCCAGGACTCGAGCGGCGCCTTGTGCCGCGGGTTGCCGCCGCCGTCGCCGAGGAACATCCCGGCGACTACTTGCTGCTTACCCGACCAGCCGCCGAGGTTCACGCGGATCATCGGGTCGCCATGGATGGCCTTGGTGCGATCGTGCAGGATCCGCGCGGTCTCCTCGCGGATGGTGGCGGTCGCGCGCTCGACAACGTATTCAGTGCCCAGTGGGCTGTAGCCGTGCTCGTAGAGCTGCATCGCCACTAGGAAGCGAGTGTTGGCCTCCTTGAGTTTGTCGGTGACGAACTTCTCCTGCTTGGGATCCCAGCGCTTGAGCTGGGGATGCGTGCCGTGGCAGAAGTAGTTTCCGGAGAAGACATCCAGCGCGCCGAGTTGAGATACGCGGCAGGCTTGGCTCTTGGTGCCGACGTAGACGAAGTTGTCGTGATCGACGTCGTCGAGCATGAGGTGCGACAGGTGCCAGAGATGGACCCGGGTGGTGAAGTGCTTCACCCCATGCTTCGCGTTCGCGTGACCGAGACCGACGCGCATAGCGGCCTTTTCCCAGGCGCTGCTTTTGCACACGCGCTCGAGGTTCTTCAGTGACCAGCCCCGCGGATATGAATGGTGGTCCTGGGCCTTCGGATGCTTCGGGTAACCAGGGATGGGCTTGCCGGCGCGCCAGTCGCGCAGCAGGTCCTCGTGCGCGCGGGAGATCGAGCGCCCGTGTTTCTCGAACCGGCGTTTTACCTCCTGCTTGAATGCCGCCGGCAGGTTGTTGTCTTCGTGCTCGAGCTTGCGGCCGTCGATCAGGGCGCGCCATCCCTCGCGGCGGTAGTGCGAGACCAGGTCGCGGATCGCGTGCCGCGTCATCTCGAATCCGGCGGCGGTCATTTGACGTGCCGCGCTTTCCTCAGCCGCGCGCTTCGCACCGTGCGGAGCGTCGAGCACGGCCTTGATCAGCGGTGTAAGCAGGTCCACCTCGCGCCGCACATCCGCCGGCAGGCCGGCGTGGGTGAGCGTGTCCGCCAGGGCGAGAGGCATGCCGCTCACGGCTTTGTCTCCTTTGATTCCGATGACGCCATCGCGATGAGAAAATCTAAGAGCAGCCCAAACAACAGACACCCTATGAGGACGTCGAAGTGGTTGAAGGTCATGTAGACCATCACAAGGAACCGGCTCATTTGGCCTTCGCCTTTCTGCGGATGCCGTCCCACGCTGCTAAGGCCATATCGAAGGCGCTTAGCGGAGCAGCGCATTTCACCACGACGTAGGCGTGTTGTGAGGAGGCGAGGCAGGCTACTTTGGCGACACGGAGGTCGCCTTCCTTGGTCGCATCGACGAGCGGGATGCTTCCGCAAACCGGGCAGCCGCTCATAGCTTTTTCCCTTCCGAGAGATTCGCCGCGACAAGGAGTGTCATGCCCGTACGCCGTGCGCTGGCGGGGTCCATCGTCTGCACGATCAGGAGTTCCTCGCCATCGAGGACCGCTTTTACGGTCATGACGATCCAGCCCTCTGGGTGAACCCTGACTTCGATAGTTTGAGGGGCAGTCCCGTTGTTCATGAGCGTGCCTTTCTGATTTTCACCAGCGTGGTGAGGGTTTTCTTCGCGACCTGGATCGCCTCGTCCAGGCGCGGTGTCGGCCACTCGCTGATGACGTGGATCTTCTTTCCTCCGCGGTCGATGACCTCGTCTACGGTCAGGGCGAACTTGCCGAAGAGATCGAGCTGCATCTGCACGCGCTCCTCGAGCGTCAGCGCCGGCGGTGTATCATCCTCGTCGCCGCTGCCGGCAGCGCGGTTCTTGAGCGAGTGACCGTGGGGCTTTTTAATGAAGCCGCATTCGAGGAGGAATTCCTTCTGCGTCTCGGCGTCGGTGATCTTGTGCGTCAGCCGCTCAAGCACTTTCACCCCGGGAGGTGTGAGGTGAAGCATGGGCCGGCGAAGGAAGTCGAGGAACAGCTCCCGGTCCTTGGGCGATAGCTTCTCCAGCAGTGGCCGCATCCCCTGCCACACACCCATCAGCCGGCGGGCCTTGTCGTCGGAGAACCGGAACTTGGCCTTGATGAACTCGGCCCAGGAATCAAAACCGCACGGTGCGGTCTTGATCGACTTTCGGTCGCCGCCGTGGCTGAAACCGTATTCGTCCTGGAGCCGGCAGAGACAGGCGCCCTGGGCCGCCTGCATGACGAGGGTCAGTCGCCGGTGGACCTCCTCCATCGTGGCGAAGCCGAGGAGGTGTGATTCGAGCTGCTCGGGTTTTGCCTCCGGCAGGATGAGTGACAGTGCTTTTGATTTACTCATAAAAGGGTTCGCGATCCCGTTAGCCATGGAGTTCCGACTTATCCGCTTGGTCGAGGGCGGCCCTTACGGATGGCTGTGGGGTTAATGTCCTGGTTGACTCCTCTTCAGGCTTCTGCACCGTCGCGTGCGGCGCGTTTTCCCCCTGCGGGAAAATTGGTTCCTTGATCAGCGCAGCGACTTCGCGCGTGTGGTAGACCTTCTCGTAGCAGCATGGGTCCACGCACTCGTTGAGGTCGTCCCAGACGTTCTGGATGACGCCGACGATGTCGCCGTCGCGGAGCATTCGGTCGAACGCATCGCGCAAGGGCCCGGTCAGGTCCCAGGCCAAACCGTCGTTGGCCATGCTGCAAAGGACCTGGCGCAAACGCTCCTCGCTGAGCGTGCCGGCCAGGAATGACTGGATGTCGTCGAGATAATCGTAAGCGAGTTCGTGTTGTTCTTCGGTGAGCATCAGCGTTTCCTTTTGGTGAGCCAGGCGACGAGCCCGGCGCGGGTGATGACGTACGAGGACTTGGAGGCTCCGGCGCCGCGGGCATCGACGTAGTCGCCGAATTCCTTGGCCTCGATCAGGTTGATCACGTGGTCCTCGGAGTGACGAATGATCGCGGCCACCTCCCACGTGCGGAACGTCTCGCGTCCCGCGGGCAGGTAGAAATCAAAATCAAGCTCGGGCTGGACCGGTATCGCCATAGATGGTTCAGGCGGCAGATAGCTTCTCGCGGACGGCGCTGCGGATGAACTTGCTGCGATCCGTGTCGCGCAGACGAACGGCTTCGTCGATCAGTGGGATGATGGTTTTCGGGAAGTAAACGATGACGGCTCTTGACTCCGACTTCGTCACTGCCCCTCGGCGTTGCGGCTTTTTCATGGAGCCCAAGGTATATATACTGAGCATATACTGAGCAAGCAAAAAAGAAGGGTGCCTTGTAAAAGCCGCAAAACCCGATATATACACCTTATGCCGAATCAACGGGCACCAGGTCAGAAGCAAGTCCTCACCATGATGAAGGAGGAATTTCTTGCCGAGATCGACAGTGCGCTGGCCAAGCTCGGCTACTCTGACCGGTCCGCTTTGATCCGCGACGCGGTCTACGAGAAAATGGAGCGCTGCGGGGTAAAGGTTCCGGCCCAGTTCAAGACCGCTCCTCCTAGGACTGGCAAAGGCGGACGCAAGCGCGTCACACAAACTCAATCTCAGACAGCCGGGCCAAAAAAACTCCACGTGTCGGATGTGCTGCCCGTCGTAAATCGCCCTCCCGATCTGATTCCTTCGCCTAAATTCCTTGCGGAAAAACTCGCTCGCGACAAGAAGCACAAATGACCATGAACAGCATCCTGATCGGCATCGCCGTGGCCTGGACGGTCGCGTGGGGAATCGTCGGGTGCATCAAGGCGAAGGGCCAAGCTGTGTCCACCATGGCGCGACCCGCCCGCATCAAGACGCTCATCATCCGGTACGTTGCGATCTTCAATCTGGTTACCGCCCTGCTCCTGCTCTGGTACGTCAAGCAATGCGCGGATTACGTTTACGGTCGGTAGGATCAAAAATAGTGCGATAGAACCGATAGAACCGATAGACGGATAACGCCGTTTTGCTCTCCCGTGATTTGATCGGGGGCATGAGCAAAACCCTGCGGATCCTCGCCATCTTGGGGACGATCACGGGCGGCATCGCCAACCTCGGCGTCATCCCCCTCGTTCCGTCCACCCTCTCTGTTTTCATCATCGCGCTGTCCCTGGCCCTGCACCAGGTGATCGATGTCATCGGTGACTTTTTGGACAATGGCAAGAAGGACTGGCGCTCTCCTTTGGTGATTGGTGCGCTGATCATCGGCGGCCTTTCTCTTGCCAGCCTGACGGGGTGCGCAACAGCGGGATCGGCTTCTCCCGGCACCTCGTCGGGCGCATCTTCGACGGGCACCGTCACGACGAGCAGCTCGGCCTCCGCGGACATCGAGGCGGCGCTTCCCCTGGTGCGAACCGGCGCGGCCGTGGCCACCGGCGCGGTCCTGGACTTTGCAGTCCAGCAGCAGGGCACGCGCACGCGCCTTGCAAATGAGATGTACTCAGCGGCGAGCGCGGTCTACTCGCTTTCCGGCGGGACGTTCCCCACGCCGGCACAATTCTCCGCCTCCATTCTTTCGTTCGGTGGATCCCAGGCCGATGCGAACTACGCGCAGTTCTCCACAGCGATCAGCGCGCTCTATGCGGCGTACTATCCCAAGCTTGTCGTCGGCGATACGAAGACCGCGACCGATCTGCTGAATGCGATCGCCGGAGGGATCGAGGACGCGACGGCGAGCTACGTCTCGACGCCGGCGACCAGCAGCTCGACCGGCACGACGACTCCTACCGGCACAATCCTCCTCTGACGTTGTGACGCTCACCGCTCTCATCCCGCTCATCGCGGCGGTCGTCAGCGCGCTCGTCGCGCTCGGCACCGGCATCTACCACTTCCTGGCTGCGCGCCGCGATGCGATGAACACGCCGCAGATGGTGGCGAACAAGCAGGCCCAGACTGACCTCAACATTGAGGCCCAGGCCGAGGCGGCGGTCGATGCGAGCGACAAAGGCGATCTCTCCGCGGAGCGAAAGGGCGACGCGGAATGACACGGAATTCTGCACGGCGCAGACATCAGCCGAATACGCGATACAACACGGGCGCGGTGGCCGTCCGCGGAGCCTCAATCGCAATCCTCATCCTGGCAGCCACCACGTTTTTCCTGACCGCGTGCGGGACGATCTCACAGGTCGAGCATCAGCCAGCGGCGGCGAGCTGGGACGGCTCCGAGCAGAACAGCGGACTCGTCTCCGACGCCAACAGCTCGATGGTCGTCACGCCGCACTGGCGCGATCGCTACAACGCGCTCGTCGTTCTCTACGGCGCTCAGTTCCGTCCCGCACTGGTCGCGGACCAGGGACTCACCGCCGGCGCGCCTGGCGGCAACTGGTACGCGAATCATTTCGCCCGGATCCACATGTACGTGATGAACACCTGGGATCACTCGGCCATGCACGGAAAGGTGGCAGGGCAATGAACGAGATCGCCTCAAGCGCGAGGCCGTTCATCGAACAAATCCCCAAGAAGGATCGCGCCGCTGTGGAGTTTCTCCGGGAACGCGGTGGCGAGGTCCTCATTCGCTGGACCAACGAGGACTGGCGATACGACGTAACCCTCCCGGAAAAACCGAAGCCTTGAACACCTCCCTCTCTCCCGCCCACGCGCCTTACTCCATTTCGCCGCTGCAACCGCATCCGGACCAGCTCTTCGTCATCACGCCGGTCTTCAACCCCCGGCGGTACATGTCGCGCTATCGGCTCTACCGCAATTTCGCGAAGCACATGGCCGACTCCGGCGTGCAGCTCCTCACGGTCGAGATCGCGTTCGGCGATCGCGCGTTCGAGGTGACCGACGCCACCAATCCCTGGAACCTGCAACTGCGCACGCAGACGGAGATGTGGCACAAGGAACGCAGCATCAACCTGGGGATCCAGCGGCTGCTGCAGATGTACCCTTTCGCGAAATACATCGCGTGGATCGACGCGGACGTCACCTTCACGCGGCCCGACTGGGCCCAGGAGACGCTGCACATGCTGCAGCATCATCCGGTGATCCAGCTCTTCGGAACCACGTCGTTCCTCGATCCCAACGGCCACGTCATCTGGACCTGCAACTCGTGCTTCCGCGAATTTTCGGAAAAGGGTTACCTGCAGGGCGCATCCACGCTCGCAGTCGAATACGACACCGGCGGTCATCCCGGCCTGGCGTGGGCGGCGACGCGCAGCGCGCTCGATCACCTCGGAAACCTCATCGACTTCTGCATCGCCGGCAGCGGCGATTCGCACATGGCCAATGCGCTGAAGGGCGCGTGGGATCGCGGCGTCGGCGTGGATTCCAGAAGGAATCTGGACGGATTCTCCGCTGGCTTCCGCTCGAGGCTTGAAGGCTGGGGACACCAGGCCGCCCAGTTTGGCGGAAACATCGGTTACGTCCCGGGCAACATCGTCCACCACTGGCACGGGAAGAGTGACAAGCGCGGCTACAAGCCTCGCATGGATATTCTCCAGAAGTGGCAGTTCGACCCGGCCCGCGATCTCACCTTCGACGCGCAGGGCTTGTACCGGTTTACCGGAACGAAGCCCGGCATGGAGGCCGAACTGAAGCGCACGATGATCTCGCGCAACGAGGACTCGATTGACCAATGAGCACCGTCGGCAATCCCATCGTCATCACGATCGCGAAGACCAAAGAGGGTCTTTACTCGTTCTCTGTCCAGGACGAGGAGAACCGCGATCGCGACGGCGTGCGCCAAGTGTTCGACCTGGTCGAACCTGTGCTCCGCAAGCACTACCAGCCGGTGCGGACCTTCTTCAAGGCGATCAAGAAAGCGAGGCGCTCATGAGCACGCAGATCGTTTCCCTCGGCACGGGCAAGTGCTCGTTTTTCGGTGGCCCAGACGATGAAGGCGTAGGCCAGCTCGAAGGGCTCGCCCTGGTCAGCATCCAGGACCTGACCGACTGGTGGTTCGCGCGGTGCTTCCTCGCGCCACGTCCACACGTCGGCGCAGCGCGCACGCTCAATCCGAAGGCATTCTACTGCGCGATGCGCTGGGGTTACGGCGACGGCGATGGCAACGGCCTGGGCGAGATCCTGCCCAACGTGCCAGCGTCGATCATCCGTCGCTGTTTGTTCCGCGTCTGGTTCGGCCAGATCAACGTCTTTGTCCAGGCCGTCGATTGGGGCCCGAACCGCAACACCGGTCGGCTCATCGATCTTTCGCCTGGCGCAGTAGCCGCGCTCGGCTGCGACACCGACGACCTCGTCACAGTCGAGGCCATCATCCCCGGAGGACTCTCTTGATTTCGATCTTCGCGCAGACCACAGAGTACACACCGCCGTCCGCGATCGCGTCTTGGTTGGAGTGCGCCTTCTGGCTGGCTGCCTTCATCGCGGCGATCGCGGTGGCCAAGGCGTATCTCTTCCCGCGGCACGACAAGGGAGTGCCTCAACCTCTCGTCATCACACCGCAGGCGTCGTATGCCGACAAGGTTGCGACCGAGGCGCGCTTCGCCGCCGTGGAGGCGAAGATCGAGGAGTCACGGAAGGAAAACAAAACCGAGATGGACAAGCTACGCATCGAGGCGCTCGACGGCCGGCGCCGGCTGCACAACGACATCGAAGAGGTCCCGGCGAAAGTCATCCGCCTCTTGCGCGACACGAAAGGACTCCTGGACACATGAGCCGCACCATTGAATGCCGCCTTCACCTCCTCGGCAAACTGGAGAACGTCGCACCCTACGCACTTCCCGAGGACAGCCTGCTCGCGTCGCTCAACGTCCACGTGCGTCCTCCGTGCGGTCAGGCCGAGTTCGACGAACACTTGGTCTACCTCAAGGGCAAAGGGTTAATCACGGAGATGGAAGGCGCGCTCGGCGACGAGAAGCCGCGCTGGCTCATCACCGAGGCGGGCATGGCGGAACTGAGGAGAGCATGAATGACGTTCCGCAAAGAATCGTTTTTGCGCACGCTGCAGAAGGAGGGTCATCTCGACGACTTCTTCCTGGCACTGACGGAGGAAAGGGACCTCGATCGCGCGACGGCGGGATTGGCCTTCCTGGAAAAGCTGGGCATCAAATCTTCACGCACCGCGGTCTACGAAGCGTATCGGTTGCACTTCTTGGACTGGCAGCAGGACTTGGCAGTGCGCACGGCGGAGAATACTCCGAACGTGTCGGGTCTGGACGAGAAGCTGCAGCGGCTGATCAAGCAACGCACGTTCGAGACGGTCGCGCGTCCGGACCTCACGCCGGGACAACTCGCAACCTTTGCGCGCGTGGAGCTGCAACGGAAGGCGCTCGCGCACGAGCAGGAGAAGTTCAAGGAATCGCTGCGTACCAAGCTCGACACGGCGATGGACGCGCTGAAGTCAGCGATCGAGAACAATCCTGTCGCGCAGGAAGCCTTTGCCAAGCTGAAGGAGGCGGTGCAGCCGGCATGAAGAAGAAGACGGCCATCCAGCTCCTCGACGACAAGCTGCAGGGCGGCGCCGTCGCCGATCGCCCGAAGCGCAAGAGCTTCGTCGAGTTCCTGCTCAACGACGCGAAGGTGCCGGGCCCGGGCGGTGTGCACGAGCGGTATTCCTTCCAGGGCCGCGAGGCGTTGCGCGAGCCGGTCACCACGGTGGACGAGATTCTCGATCGCAAACTGGCGAACGCCATCCTGGCCATCGCCGGCGGCGCTCAGTTCGGCAAGACCATATTCGAGCTGAACCTGATGGCCTATGTCACAGCGCAGCTTTTTTACAACGCCATCATCTTTCTCCCGGACAAGGATCTCGCCGCGGGCGTGATCGATGCGAAGTACCGCCCCGACGTGGTGGACCAGATTCCCTACCTCGCGCGCATGATGCAGATCGGCCGGATCATCAACGAGTCGGGCAAGGCTGTTGATCGCAAGGGTGCCTTCACTGTGACCGATGGAAAAGCACGTGCACAGGGCATGGCAATGGGCTTGCAGAAGACTCCCACGACCTTTTCCGCGGACGTCATTTTCAAGGATGAGTGCGACGACATTCCCGAGCAGTACGGCAAGTTCGCCGCGGGCCGCATGGGCGCGTCGAAATTGAGCCTCGAGCTGCGCTTCGGCACGCAGCGCGTGAATGGACGCGGGATGAACAAGGCCTGGAAGGATGGCAGCCAGGGCGTTGTCGAACTCGCCGGCATCAACCCCGAGGAAGCGTTCCCTGGTGTGGTGCGTTGCCAGATCGGCGCGACGCCGAGCAAGCACGATCCGAAGCTCACCTGGGCAGCCGACTTCCGCCATGACGCGGATCCCAACGCCACAGTGGCGACGCACAATCCTGACCGCGTGTACTACCTCGCGCACCCGGAGACGGGTGAGCCGCTCAACCGTCGCGCGCCCATCTGGGTGCATCGCAAGCCTGAGCAGATTGCCATGCGCAACTGGTCCTACCGGATCTCGCAGCTTTCCATCGACGCCATCTCGCTCTCGAAAATCGTCGCGCAATTCCAGCTCGCGGTGAATGACCCGCAGGACATGATCGTTTTTCGTTGCGACGTGCTGGCGCTGCCGCAGTCGAGCACGCAGGCGATCACGCCGTTCGTGATGGACCGCGCGCGCGACCTCGAGCCATTCGACATGCGCAATCGTCCGGTCGAGGGGCGTCCCGTTTACGGCGGCATCGACGTCGGCGACAAGTCGTACTTCATCGCGAAGGAGCGCGAGAGCGCCAAGCGCAAGCGGATCATCTACGCCGCAACGATGCCCTCGGCCGACATCGTAACCCGCGGCGTTTCGCTCTTCCATGCGATCGGCCTCTCCTGCCTGTTCATCGACCAGCGCCCCGAGGCATCGAAGGCGCGCTCGCTAGCCCTCGCGCTCAACGGCCTCGCGGATCTGCGCGCGTGGCCGGCGATCCCCGAGGGACCGGAGGCGTATCTCCGTCTGCCTGGCGGTCTCATTTGGAACGGCCGCAAGCAGCGCTGGGAGAATTTGCGCTGCGCGGTAGTGCGCTTCGACAAGAAGCAGGAGGGCGCCGGCATCGAGCACGCCTTCGACGAATTCGACGAGGGCGGCCTGAAGAAGTTCGTGCCGCTGATCAAGTGCAACCGCCAGGACTCGATCGACCGCGTTGTGCGCGAGCTGCTCACACCGGACGAAGGCGTCGTCGAACATTTCGACGGCATCGCGCGCCAGGAGCCGATGACGCTTCTCCCGCGGCGGAGCACGGCCCCGATCATCGACGAGGTGTGCGCGCACTTCATCACCGGCAGTGAACGCGAGCGCAAGGAAGGCAAGACGGAGATCGGCGACTACGTGGATGGCTGCGCCAATCACTTCCTCTTGGCCGACGCCTACAGCGCCCTGGCCGAGGGCGAGAATCTCAATGGCGTTGGAACGCCTCCGGGCAAGTTCATGCCGATGCACCGGTCCAACCGCTTCGCGCGGGGCATGGCCGAGCGCCGTGACCGGAGGGTGATCGCATGAGCAAGGTAACCGCCAAAGCGCTCTACACTCCGGAGACGTTCTCGCTCGCCGACAAGTGGCGCGAGATGTTCAACCCGCTGGAATGGCTGACGCTGCGCCAGATCACGGCGTGGCTCTACCTGCAGCAGCTCGGCGCGCACGCCGACATCACGTGGCTCTACGAGTTCACCGAGCGCCGGCATCCAACGCTGGCGGCCTGCGTGCACCGCCGACTGTCGGCGATGGAGAAGCTCGACTGGGACGTGCTGGTCACTCCCGAGGAGGAACTGCCCGAGGGCTGCAGCAAGCAAGACGCCGAGGACCAACAGCAGTTGCTCCTCGATGACTACAACGCCGTCGATAACATGGAAGAGGCCATCGAATGGCTGGCCCTGGCAGACTTCCGCGGCTTCTCCCACCTCGAGCAACACTGGGCCGATGACCAGGTCGTGCATTTCCAGCCGGTCCCGCAATGGAACATGGCGCGCGCGCAGAAGTACGGCTCGTGGTACTACAACCAGAAGGCGATGCCGGTCTACGCCACGCCTGGCGCGGGACTGCCCGGCCAGCTCGTGCCGATCGACGCCTCGAACTTCATCATCCGCGAGGTGCGTCAGCCGATCGATGAGCTGGCGATCTTCTGCGTGTGGCGGTGCATCCAGGCGCAAAAAGATTTCGACGGCTTCATCGCCACCTTCGGGATCCCGCCCATCTTCCTGATCCAGCCCGAGGGCATTCCCGCCGAGCAGGCGAAGGAATACCAGGAGACCGCGGAGCAGATCGTCAACGATGCCCGCGGCACGCTGCCGCACGGATCGGACGTGAAGACGGTGGAGTCGCATGCCGGCGGTCATCCGTTCCTCGACTACCTGAAGTACCAGAACGAGCAGATCGTTCTCGCGGCGACCGGCGGCAAGCTGACGATGATGACGGAGAGCGGCTCCGGCACGCTCGCGGGGAAGGCCCACAAGGATACGTTCGATGAGATCGCGGAAGCCAACGCGGTCAGCATCACGCGGGTTTTCAACCTGCAATTCGATCGTCCGCGTCTGGCCGCGAAGTTCCCCAACAAGCCGATCCTGGCGCGGTTCGTCCTGCAGGGCACGGAACAGAGCGACAAGGCCCAAGTGGTCCGCGACATCGCGCAACTGGCTGCCGCCGGCAAGTCCGTCGATAACCAGCAGATTGAGGACCTCACCGGCTATGAGGTCACGGACCAAATGCCGGTGAGCCAGACGGCAGACCAGGCATTTGCGGACGACCCGAAGCGCCAATCCAGCAACCCGCTGCAAAACCGCTCGGGCGATCCGGAGCAGGACAAGGTCTTCAAGGCGGCGCTGAGCCAGCTCACGGTCGCGCAGGCCCGGGCGCTCCGTCCCTTGCTGCTGGAACTGAAGGACGCCGTGGCCCTCGGGGATGACGAGCTGCGGAATCGTTGCCAGGAAATGGCCGATCGGATGCCTCAGCTCCTGACCGCCATGAAGGTCGATGGGGAGACCGCCAAGGTCATCACCAAAGGGCTCGTGGCTGAGTATTGGAACGGTCGTTTGGCTCAAAAGGAGGCCAAAGCGTGAAGGCCTCTAAAACGCCTCAGGACGATTTGGCGGGTATCGGACTAGCCGCCGCCCGTCCCGCGCGCTGCCTTGGCATTGCAATCCGCTTGCAAACCCCCTCCCAACAAACCTCAACACCCCCAATTTCATGACTATCCAGATGAAGCCCCTTTTGAACCGCGGAGCCGACGGCACCTACAAACTGCCCGAGGACGGTTATTACCAGGTCGTCCCTTACGGCGAATTTCCCCACAAGCCGACGGGCCTGATGCAGATCGTCGATAACAAGGCCGGCGACGCGATCCTGGAGGCCTTCAAGGCTGACAAAGCCCATAAGGCGAAGACCGACGATCCCGGCATCCTTCTCTGCGACTACGATCACTTTTCCGGTGATGCCAAGCTGCCCAGCAAGGCGTCCGGCTGGATCGAGGACCTGCAAAACCGTGCCGACGGCATCTACGCGAAGATCCGCTGGACGCCGGAAGGCGAGAAGGCGGTGACCAGCGGCGACTACCGCTACCCGTCCCCGTCGTTCAAGCCGGATGAGATCGAGTGGATCGACAACAAGACGATCCGGCCTCTGCGCCTGGACCGTGTCGGCATCACGAACGATCCGAACATGAAGACGATCAAGCCGCTGAGTAATCGCAGCGAGACGCCAACGCCGGTTCCGCAGATCACCCAGCGCGCCGTCACGCACGGCATGATCGATCACGCCGGCAACAGCCAGGGCGCACTCAAGGGCTGGGAAACCCGGCACCGCGGACTCGCCTCGGTTCACGCCAAGCTGGCATCGGATCATCTTGCCGCGGGCCGCACCGCCGAATCGGCGACGCATCAGGAGCTGGCGGAAAAGCATCTCGCGAAGGCAGACGATTTCGCGCGGAAGAGCGCGGCATCGAACGCTGCCGGCGCGCCGAAACGGGCCGCGACGAAGGCAGACCTGGCTGCGGCCAAAGCGAAGGGCAACGCCCGAGTTAAAGGCAAGACTCGCGACGAGCACCTCGCGGATGCCCATGAGGCACACCAGCGCGGATTGAAGCACGCGAAGGAGTACGACGACATCCAGCGCAAGACGCCTGGGGATCGCGCTGGACTCGCGTCCGCGTCCGCTAAAATGAAGAAGGCGGATGAGGATGAGCGCTCCAGCCGTGCGGCCGCGTCGCGTGCCGGATCCCGCGATCGGAGCAAAGAAAAGGCGGCAACGAAGGAGGACCTGAAAATCTCCATTCCTCACGGCGCCCCTTCGGGCCCCATCCCGTACACGCGCAATGAAGAAGCGCATGCCGCTCTTCAGCGCTTTGCCAGTCAGAAGCTCGAGGAGCCCGCGGCAGCCAAGCCAACCCCGCCGCCGTTGCCGGCGCGGACCGCCGAGCCACGAGCGGCGACGAAAACCGACTTGGCCAAGACGAAGGCGAAAGGGTTTTTCAGCAGCATCATCGACGCGATCGCGCGGCCGCACGTCCACGATGGTGGGCACTACCAATAAATTTTCAGTAAACCCGCCGGGTCACCGGCACAACCCACACGAAACGAAAGAACACGACATATGATCACCGAAAAGGGATTCCACATGCTCGCCAAGTTTCACGGGCTCGACCCGGCGAACTCGACGGATGAGCACGTGCAGAACTGCATCAACAACGCCGTGACGGCGGAGGACCTCTCGGACCTCCAAAATCGCGCGGCTGCCGGCGACGAGGCCCGCAAGGCCCAAGTCGAAAACGACCTCAAGCACTTCGCCAACCGGATCGGCACGAAGAAAGAGGCGCTCGAATACTGGGCGACCGCTCTCTACGACAACCGCGCCGGCGCAGTGGCAGCGCTCGAGGCGATGGCCGTGGTCGATACCAAGGCTGGCAAGGGCGCGCCCTTGCACGATCCGAACAAGGCCGGCCAGCCGAAGCCGCTCGACAACCGCACGGAAGGAGACAAGTCCCAGCAGGCTAAGAAGCAGACGCTTATCTCCAACCGGGCCGCGAAGCTGCAGAGCGAATCCAACATGCCCCCGGGCATGGCTTGGGTCCGCGCCAGCGAGGAAATCGAGGCCGAAACCACCGCTTAACCCAGAAGGGAAAAACAGAACATCATGAACAGCGCAATCAGCGTACTTCAATCCGACTCGAAAAAGGGAGACCTCACGCTACCTCCTGGGCCGAATCAAAACTTCACCGGCGGCGACGCCTACTACGAGACCGAGGCGTTCGTTGCCTTCATCGGCAACAACAACGGCACGCCGTCCGCGTATCTCCCGGACAGCGTCACGCGCCCTTCGCCTTACGTCATCCTGGACTTTCCCCAGGGAACGGGCGGCCAGTCGGTCGCGCCCAACGTCGTCCTGCAGGTCCCGGACACGGGCGAGAACTGCCGGATCAAGATGATGGGCACCGGCAGCGCCGGCGATCCGGTCATCCTGGCGGCAACGCCGGTCAACGGCACGATCAGCGGCACGAGCAACGCCTCGCCTGATGTGATCACGACCTCGGCGGCGCATGGCCTGGACGTCGGCAACGTGGTGACGATCGCGGGCGTCCTCGGTGACCTCGCGGTGAACGGCACGTTCTTCGTCAAGACGATCCCTTCGGCCACGACCTTCACCATCAGCGCAACGCTCGGTGGCGCGGCGGTCGCCGGCACCGGCGCGTATACCAGCGGTGGCACGTTCACGGCCAACGTGGGCAACCCGGGCCAGCTCCGCAGCCTCGTGGGCAATCTCGCCCCGACGGTGGGCGGCCAATACTGGCGGTTCGGCTACGCGGAGGAAAACTTCGTCGCAGGCCAGGTCACCTTGGTGCGCTTCTCGCCCGGCGTCGAGCACATCAAGTCCACGTTCACGGCGAGCGGCACGGAATCGACCGACATCGCTGCACTCAAGGCGATCCTCGAGGCCCACGGCTTCGTGGTCTAACCCGCGCCCCTAACCCGCACCAACTCTCAACAAAAGAAAGAATAGAAAATCATGGAATCCACACTCGCCCAAATCTCGAGCAGCCCGCTCGTGACCGGGTACGCCCAGGATCGGAGCCACAAGACTCTGAAGAAAACGGGCATGTTCATCGCGCCGTTCTGCCAGGTGGCAAGCGCGCGCTTCCACTACAAGGTCTACGACGCGCGGGCCCGCTTCCGCCGCTCGAACACCAAGTTCAACGTGCAGGGTCAGGTGACTCAGCTCAACTTCGGCGGCACGGACGTCTACCAGGAGCTGGTCCCGCACGCGCTCGACTTGCCCATGCGCGACCTCACCTCGTTCGACGCCTTCACCGACCAGGAAGTCTCCTGGATGATGATGGAAGGCATCGACGTGCTCTCCGATGCGTCGGCGCTCGATCTCGAGGCTGAGCAGATCAACCTCGCGACCAACGGCGTTGCCACGGCCAATGAGTGGGCGCTCGATTACACCGCGGGCGGTACCGTCGCTTCGACCTACGACCCGATCAACGATCCGAACTACGGTCTCGACCAGGCCGTGCGCACGATCAAGCTGGCGGCTCCGGGACTGCCGATCCGCATCGCGGTGGGCAACGGGGCGTTTCTTGACCTGAAGCGGAACAGCAACATCCGCTCGAAGTTCATCGTCGGCGACTCGACCGAGGGCAGCCTCGGTCAGTATTCGCTGAGCGAGCGCCAGCTCTCGAGCCTGATCATGGGCTCGCCCGAGCTGATGTGCGCCGACATGGTGGAGGACAGCAGCGCGCTCGGTACAGTCGCGGCCAATCCGAACTCGACACCGGGCATGAGCGCCCCGCTCGACTTCATCCTCGATCACGAGATCCTGGTGTTCGCCTGCAACCCGACGCCGAACCGGATGGACGCCTCCTTCATGAAGACGTTCGCGCCGTTCTCCGGCTTCTTCAAGCCGGGCACCTACACCCGGCCCGACGGTCGCGGCCAGGTCGCCAAGATGGATTGGATCACGCTTCCGCTGGTGACGAACCCGACGGCGGCGGTCCGCATCAAGACCAACACCGGCACGCCCTAACCAGGACGTTCAAACCCTGCGCCGGCGAGGATGCTCACCGGCGCAGTCTTGAATGGCCTGGGTACAACTTCAACTCAGCGATGTGCAGTCGCGCATGACGGCGGCGGAGATCTCGCAGATCTCCGCGCAGTCGGCGACGCCCGGCACGATCGTGGCTACGACGCTGCAGCGCGTGACGGACTTCGTGCGCGGCTTCGTCCCGAATGACGTGCCCCTGGGCCCGGAGGGCACACTTCCGGACAAGCTGATGGATGCCGCGCTCAGCATCTTCGTGCAGCGGTTTTGCAACGTGGTTCCGCTCGGAAAACGGTTCTTCACCGAGACCCGGCAACAGGAAGCGAAGGACGCGATGGACGTCCTGAAGATGGTCGCCCGCGGAGATTTTCGCGTGGAGATTCCCGCGGTTATTTCCGAAGAGGTAACGCCGCCGAAGCTGCCGTCGCCGACGATCTCGTCGCGGGCGCTGCGCCGCAACCGGCGGGATGAAAGGAGCGCGACGTGATCTTCGATCGCCCCATCGACTTCGACTCGGCGATCCGGTTCCTGGACGAAAAAGAAATTCGTCCGACGGACCAGACCTCTGCGGAGATCGCGCGCGATCGCGTTTACTTCGATCACCGCGGGATGTTCAGCGCGCAGACGCTCAGCGCCCAGTTGCTGCAGGAGTACCAGAACCAGCTCGTGAAGATGGGCAAGGGCGAAGCCAACATGGCGGAGGCCCGGCTGGCGATGAAGCGCATGATCGCCGAGCTGGAGATCGATGCGCCGTCGGAAAAAGAAGCCGGCACGATCACGGACCTCGGCAGCAATTCCCGCATCGGCCTTGTGCTCGAGACGAACCTCGCGATGGCCCGCGGTTACGGCCAATACCGAGAGAGCATGGATCCCGAAGTGCTCGCGGCGTGGCCGGCGTTCGAGCTGGTCCGCGTCGGCTATCGCAAGGTGCCGCGGGAATGGATCGTGATCTGGGACCAGGCGCGCATCAGCCTCGGCAACCGAACCACCGCTACTAACGCAGAAGCGACCGGTCGCATGGTGGCGAAGAAGGGCGATCCGATCTGGCTCGCGATCTCTGATTGCGGCCAGCCGTGGCCGCCGTTCAAGTACCGCTCGGGCATGGGCCTCGAGGACGTGATCTATGACGAAGCCGTCGAGCTTGGCGTGATCGCTCCGCAGCAGAAGATCGCGCCGGCGAAAATTGTCAGCTTCAATTCGGGCGTCAGCTCGAGCACGGCTTCACTCGGGCCGGCGATGATCGCCGCGTTGGCTGCGTCGTTGACGGGTATCGCGGTAGAAGCCGGCGGATCGATGGTCCTCGATGACGATTCATCGCTATCGAATTCCGGCCGCACGATCCGCAACCGTTGCAACGCGGTCCTCGAGTTTCTGGAGGTGGCCGCGTGACGTCCCTGACCTTCACCGAGAACGCGACGCCGGTCGTCCAGGGAATCGCCCAGGCCGCATCGAGCCGAGGCGCTGCGCTCAGCGCCGGCATCGGCCTGCGCAACGGCGTGATGAGCTGGCTGCGCGACATCCAGCGCCGGCAGATGAAGCACGAGCAGGATCTTCCGGGATCCGTGCGCACCGGCTTCTATGAACGCGCAGCGCAGTCGATCACCGCACCCGAAGTCGAAGGCAACAAGGTCACGGTTGCGCTCACTGAGCGCGGCTTCCGTCAACGCTATCGCGGCGGCGACATCGAGCCCGTCGATAAAAAGTATCTCACGCTTCCGGGCTGGGCTGCGTCGTACGGAACGCAAGCACCGGAATGGACCGAGGGAACGAAGTTGCTTTGGGGCCGCGACAAGACCGGCACCATTCGGCCGATCGCGATCATCTCGACCGAGGGCCTCGAGTATTCCGGTACCCGGGCGGCGCGTAGCAAGAACAAGGAAGCGTCGCGCCTGTCTCCGGACCAGATCCTGTTCTGGCTCGTAACGCGAGTTCACCAGGAAGGCGATCCGACCATCCTGCCTCCGCCCGAAGCGATCCAGGAATATGCGACCGCGGGCCTGCGCGCGTACCTGCGCACCCGCGGCATTCAACCGGGAGAAGCGCAATGACCTCGAAGATGGATGAGATCGTCGTCGGCGAGCAGGGCTACAATGGCCTCGCTCCTGGAACGCAGTTGGGGTTCGTCATCTGGTGTCCAGGTTGCGAGGAGCCGCACGCTATCTACACCGCGGGCCCCACAAAGTGGGCCTTCAACGGCAACCGCGAAAGACCGACGTTCACGCCGTCGCTTCTGGTCCATGGCGATTGCCGGCCAGGAGGCTATCGCTGCCATTCTTTTATCACCGACGGGAAGATCCAATTCCTAAACGACTGCGGCCACAAGCTGAAAGGCCAGACGGTCGAGTTGCCGCCTTACCCGGAGGAATGGAGATCATGAGCAACACCATCCAGCTCGATCCGAAAGTCGTCGCGGACCAGGCGCGCGATGAGATGATCGCCACCGATCCGTTTTTCACGATGATTCCGGTTATCTCCGCGGATCCCGGTGACCTGGTCACGGAGATCAACGCGGCCCTGCAGGCGATCGGCATGGGTGTCCTCGTCCTGCCGGCGACGTTCAAGGCGACCAAGCCGAACATGGCGGTCCCGATTCCTGGTACCAGCATGCGCGGCCCCTTCTTCGACAAGGTGCGCCTGGTCATCCAGGTGCTCGAGAACTCGGCGGTCTGGCGCGCGCCGACCAACCCGCTCTATCCCAATCAGCCGACGGCACAGAACGTGGCGATGCTGGTCTCGGCCGCGCTTCACTGGTTCGCGCCTGCCGGCATCAACGAGCGCTTCATCTGCAACAGCGTCGATTGGATCCGCGATACTGAGGACAGCGGACTCAACATCTGGCACATCGAGTTCAGCGCCGGCGGCGGCATCGCCTATAACAAGGGAACTGTCGCGCCGGTCCTCTTCAGCTACGACGCTGACGCGAACTCCGTCATTCTCACCTGCGCGACGCTCGGCGCAGCGATCTGGTATTGCATTGGTAACAATCAAGGTTACCCGTCGCCGGCGAATCCGAACGCCCAGCTCGCGCAGCTCCCCAACTTCGGGATCCTGCTGAACGAGGACGGCACGCCGAGACGCAACGAAGACGGCAGTTATGCGATGAACGAGGACGGTTCCTCTTCCTTCGGCATTCCACTTTCACCAGGACAAACCATCTACGCGCGCGCGTGGATGTCGGGCCTGAACCCACAGAACGCACCCAACGACCAGCAGCTCTTCACCGCACCCTAAACCCCCACCTACTACACTTATGGCAGTCACTCTTTCCATCGATCGCACGACAACCGTCAAAGGCCCGTGCTTCCTCACGTTCAACAGCCAGACGATCTACTCCAAAGACGACGTCCGCATCATGCCGCAGAAGGAGACTTGGGACGTTCCGACTTCCGTCGCCGGCAAGAAGAGCGGAAAGAATCTGAAGGACATTACGTTCAAGGTCATGCGCACCCAGGACGGCGAAGTCACCGCCGGGCTGCTTGGAGTGATCGCCCTTTACGCCTCGCAGATCCCGGGCACCTCGATCTTCGGCGCGGGGCTTCCGCTCAACATCGTTTCACTCACGGAGTCGAGCGACAACTTCATCACCTTCCGCAACGCGGCGCCGACGAAGTTGCCCGAGATGACTTTCGCCACGGACAAGACGGCGTTCGGCGCTCTCGAGTTCACCTGCATCGGCGCGAACGGGGTTGCGGTCAATGACGCGAACCGCTTCGCCTACATCAATACGAAGGTCCTGAGCGGCACGATCACCGGCGCGACAAACGCTTCGCCCGCGGTGATCACGAGCAACGCGCATGGCCTGGCCAACGGCGATCCAATCTCGATTTCCGGCGTGGTGGGCAACACCGCGGTGAACGTGAACGGCTATGCGCAGGCAGTGACGGCGAACACGTTCGAGGTGTCGAGCGATGCCGCCGGCCAGACGCTGATTGCCGGCAATGGTGCGTACACCAGCGGCGGCGTCTGGGGTTACGGCTGGCCACTCAACCTCGCCAACGTCATCGCCACGCCGTTCACCGGCCAGTGGGCGACAACGGTACCGACGGGCACCATCACCTCCAGCGAGGCGAGCCCTGACGTGGTCACCAGCTCGACCGCGCACGGACTTGCGGTGGGCGACCGGGTGATCATCTCCGGAATGTCGGGAGACACCGCCATCAATGGCACCTGGTACGTGGTGAGCGTGCCGACCACGACCACCTTCGAGGTCTCGGCGACCAGGGGCGGCTCGGCATTGGCCGGTGCCGGCAGCGCCGGTACGGGAGGAACCTTCCTGCGGGCCAATGCGCTGGACCTCTTCGATACGGAGGAAGGCATGCAGGTGACCTTCGACCTGGGCCTCACCATGAAGCGGAGCAACAACCTCGGCACCTACGACATTCTCTTCTCCTCGCTCGAGGTGAAAGCGAAGGGCCTGCCGATCAGCGGCAACAGCGGACCGTCCACGCGAGACATCATCAGCTCGCTCAATGTGCAGGGCACCAGCGTGCAGATGGGTCAGTCGCTTTCGGCGGAAGGGCAGGACCTCATCCTCTCCGGCAACGGCATCTACTTCCGTCTTTACCAGGCGGCGGTGGAAACCAACGAGGCGGTCTACAGCACGGAGAAACTGCGGCCGGGCGACTTCGGCTGGACCGCGATCCGCCGCTTCGGCTCGGGCGCCAATCTGCTCAAGCCGCTCTATGCCGTCAGCACGTCCCCGATTACCTCGTAAACGTGAATGCAAATTACCTACGGCGGAAAACCGATCGCCACCGAGCCGCCTGCAGGGACGGACGGTGTGCTCGGATTCATGGTGCCGCGGGGCGAGCAGAACACCCAGTGGATGGAAGGACTGCGCGCTCCGGATGCGTACCCGATCGCGCGGTTCAATCGCAAGCGCACGATCTCGGGCAGCATCTACCCGGCGGCGCTGACCACGTTGGCGGCCGCACTGCAGGCCCGCACGCAGTTCTACGAGAATCTGCCGGCGTCGGGACCGCTCGTTATCCAGCAAGACGCCCAAGTCGAGACCTTCAATTACGCGGTCCTGCAGAACATCGAAGTGCTCGAGGCGGTGACAGAGGGCGTGAGCTACGGACTGAAATTGTCGTTCCTTGTCGGACCGCCGGGCACCACAACCGCGAACAACGTCCTGCAGACGGGCAGCGGCAGCGGAGTCCTCGAGGACGGCCGCGGGAATGAGTTGGGTACGGGAGTTTAAATTATGAAACGAATCCTTTTCCTTCTTCTTGCAAGCGCTCTGCAGGCGGTCGCCCAAACCGGCACGCCGCCGTCGTCGCTGCCGACGGTCAGTGGCTCACTGAGCAGCGGTTATTACTATGTTGTCCTGGGGACCGACAACGAGCTGCACATCGCCACGGCCGCACAGATGGAAGCCCAAGCGCAAAGTGGCGTCCTGCTTTCCAGCTCGATTAACGGGACCGCGCTGACGGCCCTGGGCAACTCGCCGAATGGCACCGGTGGTATCCTCACGTTTGGTGCGATCGGCTCGAACGTCGAAGCGTGGAGCTCCAAGCTCGACACCTTTGCGGCGCTGTCCGCTCCTGGTACCAGCGGCTACGTGCTCGCCAGCACGACCGGTGGAACCTTGTCGTGGGTTCCTCAGCCGAGCCTGGCGGCGCTGTTCCTGACGGCAGCAGGAACCAATCTCTACACGGCGACGCCTTCGCCGGCGCTCACTTCCTATACCGTCGGGCTGCAGGTGGTCGTGAAATTCACCAACGCCAATACGGGAGGTGCCTCGCTCAATCTTAATTCACTCGGTGCAGTTCAAATCCTGCAGTCCGGATCGCCCTTAGCCGCCGGGCAAATTCCCGCGGGCGCGACGCTAACTCTCGTCTATGACGGATCGCACTTTGACGTCATCGGGGTGTCGCCGTTTTCCACGTACACGCTGCCCACCGCTTCAACGACGGTCCTCGGTGGCGTGATGATCGATGGAACGACGCTGACGATCAGCAGTGGGACAATCAGCGTCGGCACCGTGCCCTGGGCGAATCTCTCCGGCGTTCCATCATATTTGCTGACGCACGCCGCGGGCTCTCCGACGATCGGCGGCGGTACCGGCGCCGGCACGAGCCCGACGGTCAGCGTGTCCGGGAGTGACGTGGCGGGGCTGATTACGGTAACCCCGGGCTCGTCGCCAGCGACGAGCGCCACGGTGGCCACCGTCACGTACAACACGTCGTACGGCACCGCGCCGAACGCGGTTAGTCTCACACCAGCGAATGCGGCCGCAGCCGCGCTTTCAGGCAACAGCTCCGTCTATCTTTCCGCCTCCAACGCCGGAACCTTCGTCATCACCTCGGGGAGCACGGCGCTGACGGCATCGACTCAATACAAGTGGTGGTACCAGGTGAGCCAGCAATGATCGCCATGAAAAGAATTCTCCTCGTTGCCGCTGCATTCGCGTGTGGCATTCCTTGCGCGTGGGCCCAGAAAACGTCGCAGTTGCCGGCGGCCTCGAGCCTCGGCGACACGAACATCCTCGACATCACCCAAGGCTCTCCAGGTTCCTATACGAGCAACGGTGCGACGCTGCTTCAGTTAAAAACTTACGTGCTCACCGGCGCGCTCACGCCGAGCAGCTCGCTCAACGGAGCCAACATCACGAACGGGACCATTCCCGCGGCTGCTCTTACTTTTAGCCTGGCAACCGTCGCCACCACCGGAAACTACAGCGACCTCCTTAACAAGCCGTCCTTTGCCACCGTGGCGACGAGCGGGTCCTATAGTGATCTCACCAACAAGCCGACGATTCCTGCCGCACAGGTCAATAGCGACTGGAAGGCATCGAGCGGCGTTGCCCAGGTGCTGAATAAACCTGTCACCGGAACGACGGCTCTCACCGTCGGTCAAGATTTCGTCACAGTTGCCGGGCTTAACCTGGGCTTCACGCCCAGCTACGTCTTTGTCGTGATCCGAAAGTCGGATCCGAACGGCTTGAACCTGTGGGCTACTCTGCGCGGCAGCACGCTCACGTCGTCGGGTTTCACCGTCGATCTCTCAGCCGCGCCGATCAGCGACGGCTACACCTACAACCTCGATTACTTCATTGTGCCATGACTCTCTTGACACCGATCGAGCGGCTGCCGGATCGCCCGAGCTATCTGATTCGTTCCGCTCTCCTGGATATTGCGGACTGCGAACGCGATCGGCGCTACGCAACCGCGCTCACGTTTGAGGACCGCAAGCCGAGGTGGCGCCCGGCACGCGGGTTCGGGGGAGGATCGTGGAATTCGCCGGCAGCCAGCGACGATCGCATCTACACGTACGTCCTGTGGAACGAGGATGATTTCCTCTGGGACTTTCTCTGGCACAGCCGCCAGGGCGAAGTGTGTGCGGTTTGCATGGCCGGCGCGGTTATGGCGAAGAGCTGCTTCGCGCCCTGGGGCGAAGATCTGACTCCTGACAACTTCGATGCCGACTCGCGGACCAAACTGATGGCGCTCGATGCGCTGCGCCAAGGGCACGTTCACCGTGCGCTGATTTCTATATTGGGCTTCCCGAATAATCCGATCGAGGTGGAGCGTCGGATCACGCCCTACGCGAAGCACCGCAGCTCGTTCTTCCGTCAGATGACTCTGCTCGCTGATGACCTGGAGGCACATGATCTATGAGTCGTTCGGCCCTCGGCCTGCTGGCCAAAGAAGAACTGTTCGGCGATGAACAATCCCGGGCCGGGTTCAGCTTCTCGCGTTCCCGCGGCGAGCCGTATCTCTTCGGCCCGAAGTCGGGATCGAAGGTAAAGTTTCCCCGCGGCATCCGGGCGAGCCGGGCCAAGGTTCGTCGGATCGGCGAGCTGGTGGCTGACGGCAAGAGCGACTATGACGTCGCACTTATTATTCAGAAGGAATTTCCGGGCCGGGCTCCCGGTTGGCGCATCATCACGAAGCTTCGGTCGGTCGTTGAAAGCGAGCGCGGCCCGATCCTGTGTCGTTGCGGCCGTGGCATCAATCACGTCGAGGATTGCTCGTTCAAGACTCCCCGGGTGAAGCGCAATCGCGGGCTCAGCATCGAGGGCGTAAGGGACATTCTCGACAACTACGGCCCGGGCCAGCGCGGAAAGATGACCGGCATCAAGCTCGCGCAGAAATGGGGAATCTCCGAAAGCGCTGTCAGCGCCGTGTTCAAGGGCCGATCGCATCAGTGTCCCGGTCTGAAGCTCGCCCAGTTCAAAGCACGCATGTACATCGCGCAGCTCGAAAAGGTGAAGCATCCGATCGACCGGCTGCGTGAGGTCCGGACGCTTGCGGCCGCAGAATCAAACGAGACGACTTTCAACGCCAAGCTCGAGCATGCGGCCCGGTTGGTGGACGAAGCCATGCAGGTCCTGCAGGAGGCAACGCAAATCCGGTGAAGCTGACGGCCTCACATCATTTGGTTATGCAGTACCTCATTGGAGCACACGGCACGCTGGATCGTTGGCGATCGCTGGCGCAGATCGTCGGCCTGAGCGAACTAGCCAACGCCGGCGAGCTGCTCGAGGAGTTGTTCGCCGCGGGATTCTGCGCCCGGAAGTTCGTTCCGATTATCGGTCTGCATCGCAGCCACAGCGTGACGATGTATCGCACGACGCAAATTCACCGGACCGCCTTTTGGCGCGCGTGGGAGGTTCAGCATGGCTGATCCTCAAGTCAAAATTAGCGCGACGATCGATGCATCGGGCGCGGTCACCGGCGCTGCTGAGACCGTTGCGGCCGTAAACCGAATTGGTAACGCGACGAAGGACCTCGCGGAGACGCAGGACTCGACCGCCGAGCAGACGGAACGACTGAATCGGCAGTTAAAGGAACATCAGCAGTGGCTGATGCAAAACGCCTTTTACGTCCACCGCCTGGCCGAAGGTTTTAAAGATTTGTCCCTCGGCGGCCGCGCAGCGAGCCAGGGCCTGATGGACATCAGCGAGTCGCTGCAATACATGCTGGGTCCCGAGTTCGCAATCTATGCCGCGATCGCCCAGGTCGTGGCGATGCTCGCCCTGCTGGTTACTGCACATCGTCACCGTGGGGAAGCGGCCCGCGATGCGGCAGAGGCGGAGAAGAGCGCGGCGAAGGAATCGATCGACGCCTTCACTGCCCAGGTCGATCAATACAAGGAGGGGACGAACGCGATGATCGAGAGCCAGGGTGCTCTCTTGAAGTCCCAGCAGGAATCGACGTCGGAGATCGCCAAGCAAGGCGAGATGCTCAAGGCCCAGGCGGAACTCGATAAGCAGGCCGCGCTACTCAAATTGCAGCAGGGTTACCTGCTTGCCATGAGCGGCGCGACGACTCCGGACCAGCGCGAAAGCATCGAGCGCCGCTACAAAGCCTCGCAGGCTGACATCGAGGGCCAGACTACGGTGAACGTGGCAAACCTCGAAGCACAGGAGGCGGCGGCCAAGGCCAAAGCCGCCCAGGACCAGCTCCGCGAGCAGCAGGAGGACTACGCCAAAAATCGGAAGACGGTCGATGATGCGCAGCAACAGAAGATGGATGCCGATGCCGTGTTCGCGAAGTACGGCGTCATCGCGCCGCGCAACGAGAAGGGCGAACTCACCGGTGCGCTTACGAGCCCGGCCACGGGAGTGGCAGGAGTGCCGTTCAGTGGAAAATCAGCGTCACCGGATGTCATAGGCGACCTGAAAGAGAAGATCTCCGACTTGGGCTTGACCATCGCAAGCCTCGAGAACGAGGCGAATGAGCCCGTGCCCACGATGTGGCGGCTGCATGAGTCGCAGGACCAGCGGGAAAAGGACTGGAAGGAAAATCGTGAGGATTACCGCAAGACCTACCAAATCGACGATCTAAAGACTCAGTGGCAGCAGATGCAGAAGGAACTTGAGGACCTCCAAAATGCGCTCAAGACCGCCGCGCAATCACAAGCGGTCCTCGGTGACAGCGAACTCCATAAAAAAATCCAGGAGGCCCCGGACCAGATGTTTCAGTCCGGTGTTGCGGTGACTAACGCTCAGAGAGAAGCCGAGCAAAAAGCCCAGGCTGCTCAGCTCGCGGCACAGAAGGCCGATCAGGATGCCCAGCAACGGAAACAGGAGAACGATCGCGCCGAGCAACAGGCCCGGCAGGAGCAGCTCCGCACGTGGCGCGACAATGAATTAAACGCGCAGAAACTCCGACTGCAGGGGCAGCTCGAGACTGCGCCAGAAAGTGGTAAAGCGGGCATCCAGGCGCAGCTCGCCGGCATCGACAACCAGGAGGCGATAAACAAGGCCAACGACAAGCTCGGCTTCCTGATTCACCCACCGTCGCCTGCAAACAATCCCTACGGCGGCGGCATCGACGGGCTGAACAAAAGGTTGGAGCAGTTACAGAATCAACAGGAGGCAAATCCCGCGGCCGCGAAGTACCTCGATGCCTTGATCCAGCAGGTGGCAAAAAATCTGGAAGAACTGAAAAAGCAGAGCGACGACTGGCAGCGCAGCCAGGGAGAGAAGGGCCCGGCGCTCACGCCCGAGCAGCTCGCGCGGCAGTCGATCCGTGATCTCACAACGGCGGAGACCAGCTTCAACAATGCCCGGGCCCAAGGCCAGGGGCAAAAGGACGCGGCGGAGGTTACGCGCCAGCAGCTCGAGTCGCAGCAACGCGAGATCGCGCAACTCAAGACCCAGATCGCGGCGCGCGAAGATCACAGCGCACTCGAGCCGCTCGTCAAAGCGGCCGAGGCCCTCGCGACGCCGGCGGAACGGCTGGGCGCCCTGCAGGCGATTCTCGCTCAGCACGTCGGCGCGCTGCAGTCGGCGCATGAGCGACTCCAGCAACGGGTGGAACAAAACGAGCGGGCGATCAACTCGCTCAAGACCAATATGGGGAGCTGATCGATGGGCTACTGGCAAATCACCTACGGCGGGCAGACTCAAGACGCGGCCACGTGGGGCGTCACGATGGCGAACCGTGAACGAGAGAGCGCGCGCCCTGGTAAGGTGACGCTGCAGCTCGATGGCACGGACATTGACCAGGCTTCGCCCTTCTCGATTTGGCAACCGCTGACGATCAAAGCCAACGGGGCGCTGTGGTGGCAGGGCGTGGTAACCAAGCTGGCCGGCATCGCGGATCCCCGATCGGAAAGTCAGACGATCGAAGTGAGCGACCCGTGGTGGTGGCTCGAGAACATCGTCTTTCAGCAGATGTGGGTTTCTTCGGTGGTGAATGGCACTGCCCTGGGCACGATCACCAGCACGCAGGGCGAAGTGATTCTCAGCCAGGCGCTCGATGGCATCCAGATGAACAGCGGCGATGTGATCCGCGAGGCGCTGATCTACGCGCTCTACTCATGTGCCATGGTTGCGTTCCCGACGACCGTCGATGAAACCAGTCTGCCGGCATTACCCACGACGCTCGGGCCCGGCGGCTTCGCACCTTTCCGGATCGGGACGGTGACGCCCAGTGTGACCGTGCCGTTCTCCCAAATGCGGGACAAAAGCTGCGCTGAGATCATTCGGATGATGCTGAAGTTCTCACCCGACTGCGTTACCTCGTTCGACATGACGACAACGCCGCCGACGCTGAATATCGCCCAGCGGTCCACGTTGCCAGTGAAGTCGATCAAGGCCCTCAGCGCGCTGTTCCCGAACGACGGGTATTCTGTTGCCGGCTTCAATCCAGCTCCGCGTTACGACCTGATGCCGCCGGTGGTGGTCTGCAAATTCCAGCAGACGAATACGGTGGACGGCGTAACCGGGAGCAAGCTCACCGTCGATTCCTATCCGCCGGCGCCGTCCGGGATTAATAGCGAGGTGTGGCTATCGCAGCCGCGGGCGTGGGTCCAGACCGTGGATCTGACCGGTGGCCACGAGACTCAACAGCATGCGGACCTCAAGACGGTCGTTCGCCCGGTATCGCCCAATGACGAGGCGGCGATGAATTGGATTTTGAAGAAGGCCAACTGGCTGATCACCGGCCCCGCGGCGACGTCGGGCGGAACGCCCACGGTCCCTTTCTATGACGTCAGCCAAATATATGTTTCGACCATCACCACAGCGATCGACCCGGACGATCCGCTCAATGACCCCAATAAAAACCCGAACAACATCACCCTACCGGACTGCCCGCAGCTCGTGAATGAGCTGATCAGCGGCCACTGTCCTCCATGGCTTCAAGACGACCCGAACGACTTGGATTGTGCCTTGGTGCTGATCTCGGTGGTACTGGGTTATAACGGGGGCGATGCGCTGACGGCCGCGCTGTTCACGCTCAATCCCACCAATCCTAATACGCCTACAGCACCCGGCCAAGGCGGCCTGGCACTTTCGTGGAAAGTCCGGGTTACGAACGCTGACACCCAGACATACTCGCAGATCACCTCGGAGGATTCGGCCGAGCCGGTGCCCACAGGGTTCGCGGAGTATCTCTGGAACTGCATGGCTCAGCTTTTCTTCTCCGGCACGTTCACGATTACCGAGCAGGAATGCACCGACCGGCTACCGATCGGCTGCACGTTCAACACTGTGGACGGGCCCGCAGCGTGGCGCTCGATGAATGCCCTCGTGATCCGGACAGAGGAGAACCTGAAGACCGGGCAGAGTCGGATTAGTTTCGGACCACCGGCGCATTTGGGTTTCGATGCTTTGGCCGAGATGTTCCGGGCCCAACTCGGCAGACTGCCGGCATGGAAGCTCAGCCAGCGTACCGATGGTATGTACCAGGGCGGCTCCAATGTGATCGGGGATCAGCACGCGGCCCACACGCACCAGATCGTCATTCCTTCGACTGCCGCGCCGGCGGCGACCAACAAGCCCTTCCAGCTCATCGATGCCTCGAACGCCAGCGGGCTGCAGGTGAAGGTCAATGTCAACTCCTTCATGCAACAGAGCCTAACCCCGAACGACCTGTTCTCAATCACCGGTCTGAATGCCGCGATCGCCGTCTCGGTTGGGACGCAGATCTGGCTGGAGGTGGATTTCGATCCCGACAGCATGGCGGTGACGACTGCCCTCATTGGATCGGGCACGAGCGGTTGGCCGGGATTCCCCGCCCCATTCGTCTACAGCGGTACTTACCCAAATCAAGAGCTGACCACGACCTACCTTCTGATCGGCTACATTGCGGCCCACGACTCGCCCCTGGACGGAACCGTGATCAGCGGAGGACCGCCGTCGGCGCCGGTCACCGCAAAGATCATCCAGTGCGTCTCCAGCGACGTTCTGCTTCAAAATGTCGTGTTCAATGGCCTGCCGGCGATCTTTCCGTTCCCCCATCACGCCCCGTCTGTTTAG